GCGCCAGTGTCCCACCTTAGCGCCTCCTGGGTTGGCTGGCCTGTGGGACGGCTGGTATCTGATCGGCCAGGATTTCAAAATATGCAGCAAGCATAATTATGTCATCCTGACTTGCGTTGTTTGCGAGCTGAGAAGGTGTCATTCCCAGCTCCTTACATAACGCAAGTCTAAGCATCAGGGCCGAATCCTTTTTTATCGCTTCCTTGATCGCTTTTGGAGTCTTCGCTCGCTAGCATACCTCCGTTATCGAGAATTGCAACCATCATATTGGTCAAGTCTGCCTTGGCATATTCCTGGCGCATTACACCTTTGTCGGCAACTGCGTCGAACATCTTTGTGCCATCTTCGTATTCAGCGCGCTTGATGAGCACGCTCAAGCCATAAGCGCTGGTATTCCTGTCACTCCTAACTGCTTCCCTGATTGTTTCGTCCTCTGCATCGGTAAGGGGCCACCAATACATGTCAAACGATGCGCCAGTGGACAGCGTGATCTCCACTTTGCGACGTTGGCGAGTTGCCTTGAGTAGCTCTTTGACGTTTTTGGCCATGGGAAGGATGCTGCAACGAGGGAATCATAGCACCGGGTCAAGGCACAAAACAGCGAGGCCAGAGCCCCGCTGTGTGACAATCCAAAAACGATTAGAAGTCAGTCAGGCCAAGGAGGTTGCTGGGAGTGTCCGAAATGCGATAGTTAATCGAAACTTCGGTCGGGCTGTCATCTTGCGAAATGGCGCTACTAAAGCCAAGCAGGACGATAGGGAAACTGCATTGCAACGAAGCAGCATCGTCAACCATGTTCGGGTTGCCGGTGGTAGCAACAGCACTAAAGTATGCTTTTAGCTCAGCACCACTTTGATCGTTAAACATCGTACCCTGAATAATGCGATTGGTGAAAGCAACGCGATCCTCGGTAAGGCGCAAGGTCAGAGTGCCACTGCCATCTGCAAAACCGGCCTGATACCTGCGGAATCGGGCAAGTTTAGGGCCAGTACCAGAGCCAGGCTTACAAGGAAGAGAGGTAATGTCAATCTCGCCCCTGGTAAGGGTAAGGTCAACAGATGGCACTTCGCACATGGCATAAGCCGTGGCAAAGCTCATCTCGATGTGGTTGCCTTCGCCTGGAGTGTTTGCGCCACCAGCGCCACCGTTACCAGTAAAAGCAAGCGCAGCGCCGCCAAGAGTGGCGGAAATAGTGCAAGACGTGGGAGTGGGACGGGTCTTGATGTAATAAACTGTTCCATCAGTGATGGCAGCATCAAGGTTAGCGGTTCCTTTTTCCGTGAAAGTTACAGGATCACCAACACGAAAATCAGAATTAGCAGGAATATGAAGAACCGAAGTGGTAGCAGGAGCAGTGGGAGCAGGGAAATCAGTTTTGTCAAGCAGGCAAGCCAGCGTGCCGGGGGGCTTCATGGCGATCATGCCATCTTGGCCCGTTAAAATACTGACAGGGCCACAATTGGCGACAGGCATGATGTGACTGCCTTGCCGGCAGGTAAACAATGGGCCCACTCTAGCCCATCTGGTGCTGGTCAGGCAACGCCTGGCCTCCTTGCCCGCGCTTTTCTGCGCAGGTAGCCGGCGCCGGTCCTATCCGCACCTGCTTTTACCCACATCCTAAGCCTGTTTCTTTCCTTCTCCGCCATAACCGCCCAAACGCATGGGCACAGTTTTAGCCGCTTTGCAGTATTGACCTCCCTGCTTTGCTTCCCTGTTAGCCTTTGCCGCTTCTCCGGTGGCAGAAGACCACGCTCAGCCCTGTACCTGTCCCACCTCTCTCTACTTCCCTTTGCTGCCGCGCTAATCGCGTGCTCCGGGCGCTTGCGTCCAATGTTTAGCACGCGCAGTCTAGCAACGTTTTCTGGCCTAAGTCCTGCCTGCCTAATTTTTTCCAGAGCTTCGGCGCCATGTTTTGCACCCTCGCCGCCTTCCGTGCGATTTATTAAAAACCCTGTCTTAATATCTTTTCTGCCGTATCGAGCAATATAAAACCGCTCCCAGTAGATCGCTTGTTCCTTCGTCAGGCTTTGCCGCATAACACGAATGCGCGACCGATCTTTTGGTACTTTGCAGCTATGCTTTGCCGTCATCCGGTCCGGCCTTGAGCCAAGCCCGACATAATAAGGTCTGTTGCTGGCGGTTCGGAGATAGCAATAGACAAACCAGCCTGCCGGCTGTGGTAGTTTGTTCATGGTTGCCTGGCGTTGCAGGTGGCTCGTGGGTCGGAGTGCTCGCAACACTGCCGACCCTTCATTCTACACGCTAACTACCGCCGCCAGTCTACTCCCTGTGGCGAGCCATGAAGGGCATAGAGAACCGGGTAAAGTGATGCGCCCTGTCCTGTAGCTGCGCCTGGGTCGGCCCTGTGAGCGTGCCGACGCGAGCGATGATGGATTGCCCCGGCGGCGGGATCGAGCCGTTCAGGGCCGATAGCGCGTCGATCACAGGGCCGGCGATGACCAGGCCCCGGCCAGGGCCGATGCTTTTGCGGGTGAAGATTTCGCACACCAGAGAGCCTCGAATGTGCCACGAAGCCTGGGCGCCGATGGCTTGCTCTTGCATCAACCCAAAGTTGACACGAACAAGACAGTATTCATCATCATCTGCAAACTCAGTAGCAAGTTGATTCTCAACATAAACGCGCACCGGACTGGCGGCATCAATTACAATGCGTTCGTAAATGCCACGAATTTGCTGCAGAGGGACTGTCATCTTTTGTTTACAGGAATCAGGAAGCCAGCTTTTGCGCCCTTTTTAATAGCATCCTTAAATTTGCCGCCTCCCATGTAAGTGTCGTACCAGTCTTTTTCTGCTGTTGACATCGCCGGTCGCTTGCCTCGCTCCAGTATTTCTTCTGTTGACATTTTTTCAACATCGCCCCGATACCTGCCAACCCTTCTGCCTATTGCAACTGGCGCTTTAATTGGATCTTCTTCTTGCCGTATAAACTTGCCAGGGATAAGATCCATTGCCTCCTGCGCGTAAGGGGAAGAGTTGCCGATAAACAGCTCAACCTTGCTTCCGCTTGCTGGCAAGGAAGATGTAAACTGGCCCTTTGTGTTACGGCCTTGGGTCTTAAGCAAGGGGATGTTAAAAAGATTGTACTTACCATCTTTGCCGCCTGGCCTTGCGCCTCTTTTGCCATCGGCAGTTTCAACATACCAGCTATCCCTAAAGTCACCGCCCCAAGCTGGGCTAATAGCAGCAAGGTCGTTTACTACTTCCTTGGCGGCATTGCGCAATGCAGTAAATGCAGCGTCCCTAATTTCGTCAGACATTTTCTCAAGACCGAAGCCTTTGCCTTTCTTCATCGGTTTGCGTCGCCTTGCCATTATTCCGCCCTCGCCGTTATTTTGCTTGCGTACATTGCAAAAGTTGGCCTTTCGTCTTCAGAGCCTTGTATGACAATGGCTTTGCCGCCAAGTGTGGTAATCATTTTGCCGTCCAGCGTAGTCAGGTAGATTGGTCCGACGATAACGCCGTCAGTGCCACTGCCATAACTCTCGACTTCTGTTACCTTCCACTTGCGCCCCAAGTATTCGAGTCTGTCATTGGAGCTGATAGGCCAAGGTACTGTATCATGGTCAACCCATACGCTAACTTCATTGCCTTGCTGCGTACCATTGCGTTCTGACTTTTTAGAGCGCGTTACAGCGCCGGCAGCATTAAACCTTGCTTCAGTAATTGCAACTGTACCTAGCGTTTCATTGTAAACGCCAGGAGTTACTTTAATGTATGTAAGCGACTGGGATCTATACTTGTCTATCATCCGTTTTGATAACGGCCTTGCCCAAGCATCTTGCGGAGCGTTCATTTAGCCTCGAAGAATGCGAACAGAGCTTTCGTTCTGCCGGTCAACCCAACAGCCAATTAGATCCAGCAGCCATGGATAGAGCCGCAGGACGGTAGGCGAGTAACTGCCAACACGCTTGTCTTTTGGCAGCACCTGTGCTATGGTGTTAGGATCAAAGTATTCTTGCTCGAATACGTCGAACTTTTCTCGCTTAACAACTGGTGCCGGCAACTGGCTAGAGGCGCCAATAACTGCGGTACTGTTGCTAAATAGCACCAAGGCAAGTTCTGAGGCAGCAGCAAGATAGCCTGCTGTTAGGCTGTTGCCGCAACAAGTCGCTTCATCAGTACACCAGCGTAATGTACGCAGCGCAGTTTGAGCAGAGTTAAGAGCCTGCGCCTTTTGCGTTGCGTTGAGCGCGGTCCAGGCGGTCGCCTTGAGCGTGGCCCCCATGTAGGCGTCGGCCTGCTCCACCGTGACCAGCGCCGGGGGCGTGCAGTTGCAGGGACGCTCGCCATTGGCGCTGGAGTAGTAATAGGGATCGGCCAGGCGATGCCAGGGCCACCAGGAAGCGTTCACACCGCGTACACGCGCCAGGCGGAGCCGTTGTACCAGCAGAGCGCGTTGGCGCTACCACCGGCCACGGGAGCAGAGCCCACAGTGGGGGAAGTAAGGTTGCTGACCCTAACAGTCGTGCCTGTCCTGGGACTCGCGGGCAGGGTGGCGACTGTGTAAGCCTTGCGAAATTCGTAAAAATTAAAGACTGCCATCGGGAGACGGTACGGGCCAGCCTCGATCATAGCTCAGATCGGGCCATGAAAAAGCCCCCAGGAGTGCAGTCCTGGGGGCTGTGCGTCCATCGGAGTCAACCGATCAGATCGTACCACCGTAGGGGCTGTTTGTCACCAACCGGACCAGCGGAATCAGTCGCGCATCGTTGTAAGCAAGCGCGTGCTGAGAGCCGGTAGCTAGCTGAGCGTTGGTTGGGTTGTCAACAGCAGTGCCAGACAGGGTAGTGCCAGGAACGTGGAAGCTGTGATGGTAGTCCACAATAATGCCATCTTGCTTGGATGGTGCATTGCGAACCGTCTCGATCTCAAGGGGGGTCTGTTCACCCTCAAGCATGACGCCATCGCCACAGAGGTAGCTAACAAACTGCCGCTGTTGGCCGCTGGTGCCAATGATCGGAAGTTGGTCGTCAACGACAACCTTAACGTTGAAAGCGCTACCAATCAACAGGCGTGTGTTAATACCCCTGCGGTCAGCATCGTAGGTCAGGAAGCCCACTTGCTCAAGATAGGCTTGAACAAAAGAGTGACAGAACAGAGTAGTAATCTCAGACTGCCGTTCGCCCAACTTGTAACGAGCTTCGATAACGTTTTCAGCCGTCAACCAGTTGGCGATGGTAGAGCCAGTGGTAACAGACTTATTTACGTTATTGGTGGCATTAAGCGGGCCGCCAGTGCCAAGCAGGCCCTCAAGTTGCGCAATCATTTTGCGGGTCTTGATCTTGTTGAGCGCCGGCTCAAGCTGACTCGTGAGTACCTGCAAAGGATCTTCGCCGCTGGCCAGCTTCGAGAGCTTGTCAACAGCGTAGGCAAAGCCCCGGTGGGTGATGGTGGCGTACTGAGTGGCGCTGGTGATGCCCTGGAAGGTGAAATGGCCCTCGCCAGAATCGCCCCACTCACGGCCAGAATCCATCCTCTCTTCCACCGGGTCAATCGGTCGGAAAAAAGGCGCCTCGACCCGAACGCCGGTAGTGGAGGTGAGGAGCTGGTTGCTTCTGGCCAAAATGCCAGAGCGAACCATCATGGACTTGTTAAAAATCTCTTCTTGAAGGTAGGCGGCAAATTCACCAGAAGTAGCAAGCCGCGTAAGGCTTGTTACGTCGCCAGTAAAAGTACCGCCCAGGTTGCCAAGGAACACTGGAGGAAAAGCAGAGGTTGTTTAGTCGGCATGACCGCACAGCCGTCGATGCTTTTGCCCAGGGTTCGGCACAGCTTTACCCTTGGCTGCGAGCAGCAGCGCTCGCTTCAGCCTTTAGCTTAGCAGCTAAATCAGGATCTTCCTGCTGTATGGCGATGCGTGCAGTCACGTTTCCACCAGGGAGCCATGGGTTGGTGACAATACCGCCACCAGAAGCGGCAGGAGCGCCTGTAGCCGGCCTGGAGCCCATGCCACCGCTACCGCCTTGGGGCTTGAACAAATAGGCGTACTGAGGGTTTTTGCGAAGCTTGCCGGCAAGGTCGGTGATAACAACCTCTAAGCCATCAATAACTGCAATAGTTTTGCCGTTCTTGTCTTGAACGAGAGAATGTAGCAATGCCCATGCGTGCTCAGGGTGGAACACTTCAGCGGCATTAAAGACAGCCAGAAAATCGGCTCGCTTGCGATCCTCAACGCGCTTAGCGTCTGCTTCTAAAATAGCCTTGTCCTTTTCTTCGTTTTCTTTTCTTAGCGCTTCAAGGTTGTCGTTTGCTTGTTTGAGCAATTCCTGAAACTGGCCCTTTTCTTCCAATTCCCTTTTTAGTCGCGCCTCTTCCTTGTCTCTTAGCTCTTTGAGTTCGTCGGCCACTTTTTTCTTTTCAGTTAAGATTGCCTCTTTGTTGCCATTCACGGCTTCCAGTTGCCGCTTAAGGTCCTTGGCTTCTGCGGCTTCGCGTTGCAATTCTGTGATTTCTTCAGGAGTGAGCGACATGGCTTGATTGGTGGATGCGCTATACTGTAGCGCGTAACCGATTCATTGCACCATGGCAACAACCGCCCCGACTCCAACCCCTGCGGCAAAGCCCACTGTCCCGACTGTTCCTGCGCCCGCTGCGCCCGTGGCCCCTGCCGCGCCCGATCCGGCTACTGAGATTGCACAGCTCAAGGCACGGCTGGCACAGCTTGAGCCGGCTTCTGACGATGAAAACAAGCCGACTGGCCCCGAGACGATTAACATGGGCGGCCTTGTACTTCGGAAGACCGTTGGCACAGACGGCGTATGCGAGACTGAAGTGTTGAAAAAGCCAATGATTGATCGTGAGTCGATTCGGGCCACTAAAGCCAGTCAGCGTGAGTCCGGCTTCTGATCGCAGCGCCTAACTGAAAGCCCCTGAACTGCTGCGTGTAGCGGTTCAGGGGCTTTCTTAGTGTCTTCACGCACTGCCAGCGCCTGTTTTTCGACCAGCTCCAGAAGGCGGGAGCGAGCGTCCTGATCCTGCGGCACCATTGGCGTTCTGCGTTTTTTGCTGCTCAAGCATAACACGTTCTGCCTCTTTTTTCAATTCTTTAACGGCTTCACCTAGCTTAACTAGGTCCACGTCCTCAGGTATCCATTCGCCTTGGGCCAGGATGCGAAGGAATAGCTCAGTTGTGATCTGGCCATTGGCTTCTATGTCGGCCAGTACGCTTACATCTTGGCCTAGCAGGCGATAGAAGTCAAAGTCTTTGTCGATAACAACCCTAGGTGGTTCTATGTTTCTGTATTCTGCCGCTATTCTAAATGCTTCATTGAGCGCAGCTTGGGTTTCAGTTGCAACCACTGATAGCACGCAGTTGGCTTGCTGGTGGTCAATGCGCTTTGCGTCGGCACTTTCGGCTACATGCTTCTGGCCTAGCAGTTTTGTGACGCCAAGATGCGAGATTTCATTTTCTAGGCGATCAAGTAAAGCCGCTTGCGCCGCAAAGGAACCGGCGTCGCACTTGACCCAGTACGCTTTGCTGCCCATATTCATTCTGATGGCATAATTCTGGCCCGTAATCGCCTCGTTGCCATCGTATTCTTCCAGTACCAGCAAGCCAATAGCAGCGATATGCAACGAATGCAGAAGGTCTGCTAGGCGCCGGTAGTGAGCGATATTTAGGTGCGCAACGTCAGACAGTGGGGGAGTAGCGCATAAAAAACCTTCTTTTTCCGCATAAATGTTTACCAGTGGAATATAGTCGAGAGGAGTAAACCCAATATCACCTATTGTTTTATTTGACTCAAACACTTCATAAGCGCCAGGGACAAGAACGCGAGCAACAAAAACGTACTCTTCCCCGTAGGCGCCTTTAGCAACTTTGCGCTCTTCTTGATAGCGAAACATTGTTAGCTTTGCGCCGGGATCGTCGCTTTCTCGCCGGCTACCTAAATACTGCCATGGATCAACCGGCACAAAGTATGGGCGCAGTGGTTCGATTTGATCGTTGCCGGATTGCGCTTCGCGCCTCTCCGCGTCAACGATTATCGACGACATGCCATAAGTAAGCGCAACTTCTAGCCGCTTTAGGGCGAACAAGTCCAATGAAGTGCCGTCACCGTCAACATCTTTCCTAAACTCCTCTTCCCAATATGGATCACCGCCTTCTAGCTTGATCATCTTACGCATGACCATGCCGGCTGCGTTATGAATTAAGCGTTTTGTAAATGGCGCTAAAACAGAAAGATTAACACGAGTCTTCCATGGGTCGATTTTAGTTTTGGGATCTTCTTGCTCCCTTGGTTCACGCGGCAGGTAGATATGCGCATTTGCGTGTAAATACTCAGTATCCTTTGTGACGGCTTGCATTATTTCCCACTTTTGCCGCATTCGCCTATTTATGTCGTCCATATAAAATGGACTATCTACGTCTATGTAGTTTGGCAG